AATGAGTCTTTAGGTATTCCAGCACTCCACGCAAAATATTTTGAATTATATAATACAATCTTTCTTTTAAGAAAAAAAGCAGAGCAGCAACGTAAGAATATTCGCCACGAACGTTATGAATATTTTAGTGGAAAATCGGACCCAGAAATTTACATAGACAATCCTTTCCCTAAAAAAATTAGAGATAAAGATACCATGCAAAAATATTTGGATGCAGATGAAAAACTTTCAGGGGTTTCATTAAAAATTGATTACTATGAAACTATGCTAGTGTATATTGAGAGTATACTCAAACAGATAACTAATAGAACTTATCAGATTAAAAACGCAATTGAGTTTATGAGGTTTAATGCAGGACTCGGATAATGGATGAAGAATTTCAACCAAGTCAAGATTTTGATTACTCAGTTAATTTAACCATAGAGGATATTTACCTCTTACATCACTGCGTTTTAAAAAGAATTGAGAATTGGGAAGGTTCTCCTGCTAGACATCCAACCGAACAAGAACATCTTTGGTACTTAAGAGATTCTTTGTATAGAATAATATTAGAATATAAGTTTGAGAATATGTAATAAATATTATTAGATGAATGGATCTTTGTGATTGATACGTCAGCAAATCTTGTTATATCTAAGTCCAACGAAGTATTTTTAAAAATCAATACAGAACCTCATATAGAGTATGAACTTAGAGACCACTTTAAGTTTGAGGTTCCTAATGCAAAATTTATGCCACAGTATCGTGGTAGAAATTGGAACGGAGAGATACATCTCTTTGATATGCGTTCCAAACAAATCTATGTCGGTCTGTTAGATAAAATTATAAGTTTCTGTAAGCAATACGATTATTCTTACACGTTTGAGGATAATAAATTTTATGGCACCCCATATGAAGAGAATGATGAGATATCATATGAAGGTGTCAAGGATTATATGCATTCCATTTGTTCTCATACTCCCAGGAAGTATCAAATTGAGGGAGTATACGGTGCTTTAAAACACAATAGAAAGCTATTGATAAGCCCCACTGCTTCTGGCAAATCTTTGATGATTTATTCTCTTGTAAGATACTACGAGAACCAAGGGAAAAAAGTTCTTTTAGTTGTTCCAACGACATCTCTTGTAGAGCAGATGCACAAGGATTTTCTTGATTATGGTTGGGATGCTGATTCATACTGTCACCGTATCTATTCTGGTCGAGAAAAGCATAGTAATGTTCCTATAACCATTACTACCTGGCAATCTATCTATAAGTTAGAAAGATCTTGGTTTGAAGAATATGATGTGGTAATTGGTGATGAGGCACACTTATTTAAGTCTAAGTCTCTAATTAACATCATGACCAAACTTCATCACGCTAAGTATAGATTTGGATTCACTGGAACTTTAGACGGCACACAGACGCATAAGTGGGTGTTAGAAGGGGTCTTTGGTCCTTCATACAAAGTGACCAGAACAGATGAGTTGATGAGGCAAGGACATTTATCCCAATTAGATATTCAGTGTATTGTTCTTAAGCATCCTCCTCGTAAATTTGATGTATTTGAAGATGAAGTACAATACTTAATTACTCATCAACAAAGAAATAATTTTATTACTAATCTTGCATTAGATATGAAGGGTAATACTCTTGTGTTATTTGCAAGAGTAGAAGCACATGGTCAAGTACTTTTCGACAAGATAAATAATCAAAAGAAAGATAACCAAAAAGTATTTTTTGTCCACGGTGGAGTTGATACTAAAGAAAGAGAGTTAGTAAGAGAAATAACTGAAAGAGAAGACAACGCCATTATTGTTGCATCTTATGGAACTTTCTCTACTGGTATCAATATTAAAAATCTCCATAATGTTATCTTCGCCTCACCTAGCAAATCCCGAATCAGAAACCTTCAAAGCATTGGACGTGTGCTTAGAAAGGGAAAAAACAAATTAAAAGCAACTTTATACGATATATCTGACGACTGTTCAACTACTACAAGAAGAAACTATACGCTTAATCATTTTATAGAGCGGATTAAACAATATAATGAGGAGAAGTTTAATTATGAAATTGTTACAATACAACTCAACGGAGGAATATGATAGAAGAAGATTTTTACGCAACTATTAAACTTAGAAGCGGAGAAGAAATATTTGCTAAAGTAGCAGCCTCTGAAGAGCAAGACAGAACGATGCTAATAGTTTCTAATCCGATTAATGTAAAGGAAATTAAATCTAAAACAGATAATGTAGTTGGTTATAAAATAGAACCATGGTTAAAGACTACATCTGAAGATATGTTTATAATTAGATTGGATGATGTTCTTACTCTATCAGAATCATCTGATATAGAAATTATAATGATGTATCAAGAATATGTTAGAACTGGTAGTAATAAAGACAAAAATGATGGTTCTTCTAAAATAGATAGAAAGATGGGATATCTCTCTAGTGTAAGAGATGCAAAAGAAATCCTAGAGAAGATTTATAAAGGTTCTAATAAAGATCCTAAAGAATCTAAGTAATCTATAGCTATCTCTTCAAACCCCACAAAGGTATTCTACATATGGTTTGGATACTTGTCAAGTGTTTGTATTGATACTTGTCAAGTATATGTATTGATGATATAATATATACATATTAAGATGAAAACTTATGGTAGGCACTACGATGGCCAAGAGGAAAAGGTCAGAACATTACGTTAATAATAAAGAATTCCTTGCTGCACTCGTTGATTATCGTAGTGAAGTTGAAAGAACTTTTATTGCTTTGAACGGCAGAGAACCTACTAAACAAGATAGGTCACAGAGATGGGAAACTAAACCTTGTATTCCACGATATATTGGAGAGTGTTTTTTAAAGATTGCTAATCATCTATCTTTCAAACCTAATTTCGTCAACTATATGTTCAAAGAGGACATGATCTCTGACGGAATTGAGAATTGCGTTCAGTATATACATAACTTTAACCCAGAGAAATCCCAGAACCCTTTTGCGTATTTCACTCAGATTATTCATTACGCTTTTCTGCGTCGTATTCAGCGAGAGAAAAGACAGTTAGAAATCAAGAACAAGATTATTGAACGGTCAGAGTACAGTGAGGTCTTTGACGACAACAACACCCTTGACGGATCCAACTACAGCGAGTATAATAGTATCAAGGACGCTGTCCATAGTAAACTCCGTTATCAATGAGAATTGCGATCATTACAGATCAGCACTTTGGTGCCCGTAAGAACTCTAAACTTTTTCATGACTATTTTTTAAAGTTCTACAATGATGTCTTCTTCCCCACTATTGAGGAAGAGGGCATTACTACTATTGTAGATATGGGTGATACATTTGATAGTCGTAAAGGTATTGATTTTTCGGCACTCTCTTGGGCAAAGAATAATTACTATGACAGACTCCAGGATATGGGAGTTACTGTTCATACTATCGTTGGTAATCATACTGCATACTATAAAAATACTAATAATGTCAATGCAGTTGACTTACTACTTCGCGAATATAAAAACGTTATTATATATTCTGAACCAACAGAAGTTAAACTTGATAAACTTGGAGTAGTATTTGTTCCTTGGATTAATGATGAGAACGAAAAGGATACTTTAAAGGTACTTAATAAGACTAAGTATGACTGTGTTATGGGTCACCTTGAGCTCAGTGGGTTCAGGGCACATAAGAATGTGGTGATGGACCACGGTATGGATAAAGAAGTATTCTCTAAATTCTCTACGGTATACAGTGGTCACTATCATACACGTTCTTCTGACGGCAAGATTTCATATCTGGGTAATCCTTATGAAATGTTCTGGAACGATGTAAATGACTCTAGAGGTTTTCATATCTTTGATACAGATACTAGAGAATTGACTCCGATTAATAATCCATATCGGATGTTCCACAATTTGTATTATGATGACGAGTCTCATCAAATGGTAGATGTTACTCCATATGAAAATAAAATTGTAAAAGTTATTGTTAGGAACAAACCAAGAGTTAAAGAGTTTGAGAAGGTTATTGATAAACTATATTCTATAGGTGTTGCCGAACTAAAGATCGTAGAAAATTATGATTTTGGTGGATGGTATGATGATAAAGAATTTTCTGCTATGGAGTCTGAAGATACGCTTTCTATTTTGGATAGATATATTCAAGAGGCAGAAGTAACTCTTGACAAATCAAAGATTCAAAATATTATCAGAGATACGTATCAAGAGGCATGTGAGATGGTGTAATGTTTATTTTAACGATTTTAGGAAAGGAAACTGATGGGGCATATTCTGTTGCCAACAAAGACGGAACAGATATTCTTTATATCTTTCAAGAAGAAGACGATGCATCGCGATATGCTATGATGTTAGAGAACTCTGGCAGTCCAGAAATGCACGTTATTGAAGTTGATAACGAAACTATGATTGAAACCTGTGTGCTGCATAATTATAGTTACACACTTATTACTCCTAATGACATTGTGATTCCCCCTGATACTGAGCATGATCTTATTTAAAACTATTAGATGGAAAAACTTTCTTTCTACTGGAAACCAATTCACCGAAGTCAGTCTTACTCAAAATAATACAAATTTAATTATTGGTACTAATGGTGCAGGTAAATCTACTATTTTAGATGCGCTTACATTTTCTTTATTTGGTAAACCTTTTCGTAAAATTAATAAACCACAACTAATCAATGCAACTAACGAGAAAGACTGTCTTGTTGAAGTTGAATTTACTGTAGGTAATGTTGAATGGAAAGTTGTTCGTGGTATCAAACCAAATATCTTTAAGGTTTGGAGAGACAATGAACTGCTAGACCAAAGTGCATCTGCTAACGACCAGCAGAAATGGTTTGAGCAAAATGTATTGAAGATGAATTATAAATCTTTTACTCAAATTGTAATTCTGGGTAGCAGCACATTTGTTCCATTTATGCAACTGACGGCAAATAATCGTAGAGAGGTTATTGAAGACCTTTTAGATATTCGTATTTTCTCTACGATGAATACCGTTATAAAGGACAAAATTCGTGCCTTACGTGAAGATATTAAAGTCTATGAACTTAAGAAAGAATCCTTGCTTGAAAAGGTTTCGATGCAAGAAGACTTCATGGAAGAACTTGAGAATCGTGCCAAGCAAAATGTTTCGGATAAAGAACTAAAGATTGGTAATCTTCTTGTAGAAGAAAATGATTGGATGGGAATCAATGAAACAAAGAATATTGAACTCGCTAGTTTGCAAAAACGGATAGAAGGATATTCTGGTTCTTCAGAAAAACTTCGTACACTTGGTAATCTAAAAGGTAAGATTTCTAACAAAGTATCAACTATTACCAAGGAACATAAATTTTTCACACAAAATACGGTCTGCCCCACCTGTACACAATCTATTGAAGAGACCTTCAGAATAAATAAGATTGAAGACGCTCAGAATAAAGCAAAAGAGTTGCAATCCGGTTATAATGAACTGGAGGAGGCAATTAAAAATGAAGAAGATCGAGAGCGTCAATTCACTGTTCTATCAAAGGAGATTTTAGTCCTCAATAATGGCATTTCTAAAAACAATACTCAGATCGCTGGATGTCAGAGACAAATCAGAGATTTGGAATCGGAAATTCAAAGAGTTACCGATCAAATTGCAAACCGAAATGTTGAAGATGAAAAGTTAACTTCTTTTAAGGAGAATCTAAAAACCACATACGACGAACTCGCTAAGAACAAGGACACAATCCAATACTACGATTTTACTTATGGATTGCTTAGAGACGGTGGAGTTAAATCCAAAATCATTAAGAAGTATCTACCGCTGATAAATCAGCAAGTTAACCGTTATCTTCAGATGATGGATTTCTATATTAACTTCACACTTGATGAGGAATTTAACGAAACCGTCCAGTCCCCTATTCACGAAGACTTTTCTTATGCTTCTTTCAGTGAAGGAGAGAAGATGAGAATTGACCTAGCACTTCTCTTTACTTGGCGTGAAGTAGCAAAGATGAAGAACTCAGTCAACACCAATCTTTTGATTATGGATGAGGTATTTGATAGTTCACTAGACGGATTTGGAACTGAAGAATTCCTAAAGATTATTCGTTATGTCATCAAAGATGCTAATATCTTTGTTATCTCTCACAAGGCAGGATTAGAAGACAAGTTTGAAAGTGTCACCCGATTTGAGAAAATCAAAGGGTTTTCCCGCATGGTCAAGTGAAGAGAGACACTTTAAAAAGCAGCACACTACCTCGCCTCACAGCGGGGTTCTTTTGTATGATAGGTCTATAAGAAACAAAACCATGACCAAGCACGAAGTCAAATCACAACTTGCCAAACTGTTGGCTACTGAAGATTTGGTGGTTGAGCACAGGTTTGTTGAGACTGCTCAGTTCAATGTGCAAACCCGTGTGCTGACTCTGCCTCGTTGGGAGAGAGCAAGTAATAGCGTTTATGATATGCTAGTTGGTCATGAAGTTGGTCACGCACTCTTTACTCCAAATGTAGATCCTCCTAAGGGTGTCCCTCACTCCTTCATCAATATTACTGAGGATGCTAGGATTGAGAAACTGATGAAACGAAAATATCCTGGTCTTACTAAAACTTTTTTCAGAGGTTACAAAGAACTTTCTGATGAAGATTTCTTTTGTCTAGAAGGTGAGGATATTAGTAAGATGACTCTTGCTGACCGTGCTAATCTTTACTTTAAGATTGGTAATTATATTGAAGTTTCTTTCTTTAATAGTAAAGAGAAAGAGATTATTAAAATGATTGCAGATTGCGAAACCTTTGCAGATGCTTGTATTGCTGCAGAAGAGATGTATCGCTATGACAAGCAATCTCAGAAAGAACAACAGCAAAATATTGATATTCCTGCATCATCTTCCGATTCAGGTTCTAGTCAAAGTGATAGGGAAATGACGCATGAGGAGATGCAGGAAGAAGCAGAGCGACGGGAGGAAGAAAATGAGCAGACTGAAAATGAATCATCTATACAAGATGAAACTCTAGAGAATAATACTGGTTCCAATGGCAGTGTTATTGAACCTGAAGTAAGGACTGTTGATACTCTTGATGAAAGTCTACGTGAATTGGTATCTAATACTGGTGCTGACAATATCTACGTTGAACTTCCCAAGGTAAATCTTGATACTGTTATTGGTAAGAATAAAGAAATTCATAACTATATTGATTCCAACTGGATGATTCGTGATGAAAGAGATACTTTTAGAGTACCTGACTCTACATACAACCAATTCAAACGTTCTTCCCAGAAAGAAGTCAACTATCTTGTAAAAGAGTTTGAATGTAAAAAGGCAGCAGATTCTTATGCCCGTGCCTCTGTATCAAAAACAGGTGTTCTTGACTGCACTAAGCTACATACTTATAAGTATAATGACGATCTTTTCAAGAAGGTCACTACGCTTGCTGATGGTAAGAATCACGGACTAGTTTTTGTTCTTGATTGGTCTGGTTCTATGGCACCAGTTCTTGAAGATACCTGCAAGCAACTTTTCAACTTAATTTGGTTCTGTAAGAAAGTAAATATTCCTTTTGAGGTCTATGCTTTCACTAATGAGTGGATTCGACATAATACTCTTGCTAATGGTAATTGGGCACCTCTACCTTCTCACTATGAAGCAGAAGATGGACAACTTGTTGTTGAAGAGAATTTCTGTATGATGAATATTCTTACCAGTAAAGTTAATGGTAAGACTCTTGACCATCAGATGAAAAACATCTATCGCATTGCTTATTATTTTGCTTGTCGTGGTTGCTTTTCTTATGAACCTGGTCGCCGTGTGTCTCTTTCTGGGACACCATTGAATGAAGCAATTATCAGTCTTCATCAGATTCTTCCCACTTTCCAACGTGAAAACAAACTGCAGAAAGTTCAGTGTGTAATTCTGACTGATGGTGAGGCAGGTTTTGTTAATCGTCATGCCTTGGTTACTAACTACAAAGGTGAGGAGCATATTGGTTATAAGCGATTGGTTGCTGATCGCACTTTTGTCCGTGATCGTAAAATTGGTAATACATATCAACTTGGATATCGTTTTCATGAATTTACTGATATTCTTCTTCGTAATCTCAAAGATAACTTTGTTGATATGAATCTGATTGGTATTCGTGTTCTTGCTCCTAGAGATGCTAATCAATTTATCAAAATGTATCATGGCGATACTTGGTCTGAAGAAGCAGTAAAAATCAATAATACTTGGCGTAAAGAAAAGAGTTTTACTATTAAGAACTCTGGTTATGACTCATACTTTGGTATGTCTGCTACAGCACTAAACCAGGAAACTGATTTTGAAGTTAGTGAAGGTGCCACTAAAGCAAAAATCAAATCTGCTTTTGTAAAATCTTTGAAGATTAAAAAGTTAAACAAGCGTATCCTTGGAGAATTCATCTCTCTAGTTGTATGACAGACTTACCAGAATGGAGAAAGAAAGCACTTGCCGACCCTTCTCTAAAATCAGAACAAGTAGAAATCTTAATGCACGGACCTAAATCTTTAGCACAAGCATGGTTCCTAGCAGCAATGAGATACAAATACGGACGGTCAGAAGACTGACCACCTCCCCCTAGAAACCAACCCATCCTGCCTTATACTAAGGACATCAACAAACAAAGCAATGGCAATCTCCACTGAATACATCAGTTCTTCGCTCCGCAACCTCTACGGAACTACTTTTACCAGCGCAGAACTGAAAGCATGGTGTGCTATGAACGGAACAACTTATCAGACTGTTTCCAAAAAACTTGACCAATTCAAGGTTGGTCGTGGTAAGTGGAACCTTGAAGTGACACCTCAGAAAGTTGAAGAGATTGAGCGCACATATGAATCACCAGCAGCAATGCCTGCTGTCGAACAAAACCTTATTCCCAGCACAGATGATACCTTCGTCAAGTTTGGTAATTATGGCGATATTCGCAAAATTATTCAATCGCGACTATTTTATCCTACGTTTATTACGGGTCTTTCGGGTAATGGTAAAACGTTCTCTGTCGAACAAGCGTGTGCTCAACTTGGAAGAGAACTAATCCGTGTCAACTTGACTATTGAAACTGATGAAGATGACCTTGTGGGTGGTTTCCGGCTTGTTAATGGTAATACTGCATGGCACAATGGTCCAGTCATCGAAGCACTTGAGCGAGGTGCAATCCTCCTTTTGGATGAAATCGACCTGGCATCAAACAAAATCCTCTGCCTTCAGTCGGTTTTAGAAGGTAAAGGTGTGTTCCTCAAAAAGATTGGTAAGTATATCAAACCTACTGATGGATTTAATGTAATTGCTACGGCAAACACTAAAGGTAAAGGTTCTGAAGATGGTCGTTTCATTGGAACTAACGTTCTCAATGAGGCATTTTTAGAACGCTTCCCCGTAACCCTTGAGCAAGAGTATCCGACTCCAGCTAACGAAGCAAAGATTCTTTCTAAGGTTGCTGATACTGTGGGTGTCAATGATGATAAGTTTATCTCTCGTTTGGTTGATTGGGGCGACATTATCCGTAAGACCTTCTATGATGGTGGTATTGAAGAAATCATCAGCACCCGCCGTCTTGTTCATATTGTTCGTGCCTACAGTATCTTCAATGACAAGGCAAAGGCAATTCAAGTTTGCGTAAATCGTTTCGATGATGAAACCAAACAGGCATTCCTGGAATTGTATGATAAGGTTGATGTTGATTTCCAAATGCCCATTGACGAGGAGGTGCAATCCTGATATAATGACTAATGCTTGGAGTTTACTTTATGATGCCATGATTACTGATGCAAACTCAAATGATTACAATGACTTTTGGGAACAATCTTATAACTACAAAATCGCAAGCAATCCTGTGAACGAAGATAAAATTACATTTAATATTCCCGATCTTCCAGAACCTCCTAAGAATGACAATGGGTTCTGGAAGTATCATGAGGATGTTATCCTCAAAGAGATTCGTGATTACCTTAGTGGGACATACAACGCTCACTATGCTTCTCCCGAATCGCATACCCAGACACTTGACCTTATTGCAGGTATTGGTGATGCAGAACCATTCTGTAGATCTAATGCTATCAAGTATCTGTCTCGCTTTGGTAAGAAAGGTGGCAAAAACCAGCGAGACCTTTTGAAAGCAATTCACTATTGCATTCTTCTTTACCATTTTGCCGGACTCTGTAATGAAAATACGACACCTTATGAAACTTTCTGATAAAACTATTTCTGTCCTGAAGAACTTCTCTTCTATCAATCAGTCTATCCTCTTCAAAGAGGGTAACAAACTTCGCACTATTAGTGTGATGAAGAATATCCTTGCAGAGGCAACAGTATCTGAGGAGTTTAGTAAAGATTTTGGTATCTACGATCTCAACCAGTTTCTTAATGGTATGAGCCTTCACCAGCAACCTGAACTTGACTTTGCTAATGAAGGTTATGTGATGATTCGCGAAGGCAAGATGCGTTCTAAGTATTTCTTTGCTGATCCTAACGTTATTGTTACTCCTCCTGATAAAGAGATTAAACTTCCTAGTGAAGATGTTTGCTTTGAGTTGAGCACCGAACAATTAAATTCACTACTTAAAGCAGCAGCAGTATATCAACTGCCTGACATCTGTACTATTGGTGAAGCAGGTGTAGTTAGATTGGTTGCTCGCGATAAGAAGAATGACACTTCCAATGATTTTTCTATTATTGTTGGTGAGACCGATGCAGAATTCTCTTTCAACTTTAAGGTTGAAAACATCAAGGTTCTCCCAGGAACTTATGAGGTTGTAGTGTCTTCTAAACTCCTCTCCCGTTTCACTAGTAAGAATCATGATCTCACGTATTACATCGCATTGGAACCCGACTCAACATTCGGTTGATATATGGATGAGAATTTTGGGCAGTGGTCTTGTGATCATTGCCTATTTTATTATTATTCACGTTGACTTAATGACAGGAGTGATAACGCAGTTTGTAGCAGACCTTATTTCAATTCCTTACTTTATCAGGACAAAATCTTGGGATGTTGTTATGATGTTATCATTCCTACTTGCGATTTCGTTATCTAAATTGTTATGAATATCTTTGTAACTGACCCCAGTCCATACAAGTCTGCTGTGGTTCTTCCTGACAAGCACATTGTCAAGATGCCATTAGAGACCTGTCAGATGCTTGCTATTGTATGCTCTGACAAATGGGGACATAACTTTGGCACTCTTCCCAGAGCAGACGGTACTCCCTATGCTACTGAGAAGGGTGCTTTTCGCAATCATCCTTGCACCAAATGGGCAAATGAGTTTGTGACCAACTGGCAGTGGTTGCTTGCTCACGGACTTGCTATGTGTGGTGAGTATACTTCTCGTTATGGTAAAGTCCACACCTGCCAGAAGACGCTTCTAGCAGCAAAAGAGATACTTCCTACAGCAGACCCTCAAGGTCGCAGTGGAAAGGATCCAACACCTTTTGTCTTTGCTGGGCCCGATGAGTTCAAGTATGATACAAGCATTGATATTTTCACTGCTTATAAGATGTACATTTCATCTAAACCATGGGTAAAAGATAATTATCTTCGTATTCCTGATCGTAAACCTAACTGGGTATAAATTATGAATCCTATTGACACAGATCGTATTGCAAATGCACTTGAAAGGATTGCAACAATCTTAGAAACTGGAGTACACATTAGCATTGATCATGGACATATTGAGCATATTGATCATGCCACTATAGATAATGGTGACATTAATACTCATCCTAAAACTTTTTAATGAAACATATTCTTTTTACTTTGAAAGGTTGTCCTTTTAATTTACTTGATGATAAAGAGTTCATACGAATGGTTTTGTTTAGAGCATCAAAAGAATGTAAATCAACACTGCTTGATTTGACAGTACATAAGTTTGACCCTCAAGGTGTGACTGGAATTGCTATGCTTGCTGAGAGTCATCTCAGTATCCATACTTGGCCTGAAAATGGTATGGCAGTTTGTGATGTCTTTACTTGTGGTGATACTTCAGAACCTGAAAATGGTGTAGAATATATGAAAGAACAATTAAAGGCAACTGATATTGTATCTAATGAATTTGTTCGTCCTTTAGAATGATTATGGATAGAGTAACAATGGAACTAAACAAAGAGATGCAAGAAATTTGTGACGAGGGTGGATTTGAATGGACACCTTTGTCTGAAAAGAAACCAGAAAAATATACTTTGACAGTTGATGAAAACGGAATTCTAACCTTCCCCGACGAACTTCTTAAAAAAACTGGATGGAAAGAAGGGGATGTGTTAGAATGGATTGATAATAATGATGGTTCGCTTACCTTGGTGAAAATAGAACATGCGTAATGAATTTCTTTGGGTTGAAAAATACCGACCCAAAACAATTGAAGATTGTATTTTACCAACAAGTATTAAGAAGACTTTCCAAGACTTCCTAGATAAAGGTGAAGTACCAAATCTGCTCCTTGCAGGACCTGCTGGGTGTGGAAAGACTACTGTAGCAAAAGCACTGTGTAACGAACTTGGAGTAGATGTTTATGTCATCAATGGATCCGATGAAGGACGCTTCCTTGATACGGTCAGAAATACTGCAAAGAATTTCGCTTCGACCGTCTCACTTTCGTCAGATGCTAAACACAAAGTCATCATCATCGATGAGGCTGATAACACAACAAACGACGTACAACTCCTACTTAGGGCGTTTACAGAGGAGTTTTCTGGCAACTGCAGATTCATCTTCACCTGCAACTTCAAGAACAAAATCATCGAACCCCTCCATAGTCGATGTGCCTGCATTGACTTTTCATCAAATTCCAAAGACAAACCCCAACTTGCAGCACAATTCTTCAAGCGTCTCCAAGAAATCTTGGATGCAGAAAGTGTTAAATATGATAACAAGGTCCTGGTAGAATTAATCAATAAGCACTTCCCCGATTGGAGACGTGTTCTAAATGAGTGTCAAAGATATTCTTCTTCGGGTACTATTGATCCTGGTATTCTTGCAACCTTTAGTGATGTAAAAGTAAATGACCTTATTAACCATCTTAAAGAAAAGAATTTCAAGGAAGTTAGGAAGTGGGTTGTCAATAATCTTGATAACGACGCTAGTATTATCCTTCGTAGGATTTATGATTCTTTATATGAATCCCTTGTTTCCGGTTCTATTCCTGCTGCTGTGCTTATCATTGCTAAGTATCAATATCAAGTTGCATTTGTGGCGGATCAGGAGATAAACATGCTTGCTTGCTTAACTGAATTGATGGTTGAATGTGAATTCAAATGAAACATCGCGATAACTATTACGTCAAGTTTGATGATGACGAACTGCGGCAAATCTTAAAAGAGATTAGTAATGATGAAGTTAAAGAGAGAATACGAAGCTCATTGGGAGAAACAATTGATCCTATAGATAAGTTTCATGCAACTATCGCATATTATAATAATGAAGTTTAAAGCATTAGTATTTGTCAGACTACGATCACAGGTTGATGACTCCCCAGGTAATGCTGTGAGAGATGCCTGTAAGCGATTGTCAGAACTCAATATTAGGAAACTTAGATTGGGTAAGGTAGTTGATGTTTGGTTGGAAGCAGAGACTAGAGAGTATGCTGAGAAGGAATTAGAAATGCTTTCTGATAGATTTCTTGCTAATAAAGTTATGGAAGACTGGGATTATGAACTGACTGAGATAGAAAGTTTCCCTCCAGGTATTGCATAATGTCACATGAATTCGACCCATGCGAAGCACCTGTAGATGGAAAAGTTGACAAGTGGGGGTTTACAATTAAACCTACTATATGCGATAATGAAGTTATCACTATATGTCTTAAAAATACCCCTTGTGGTATTGATAAAAAACAAGTAGAACGTATTATTAAGGAGATTGAAAATGAATGTGACATTGCTTCGGATTATCACTGGTGAAGAAGTCATTGCTGAACTTGTTGCGGAAGAAGAAACTTCTATTACTGTGAAGAATGGTCTAGTTGTTATGCCTAATGCTAATGGCGTAGGGTTTGCTCCTTGGGCATCAGTCATTAGCAAACATAAACCTGAAATTGTTATTGATCGTAAATTTATTGTGTATATGGTAGAATGTGAGGATGGTGTAGTTGAGAAGTATGAAAGTATTTTCTCACCAATTGAAACCCCCAGCAAGAAACTGATTCTTTGAATATGACTAAGAAAATGAAAAAGCATCAAATCAAAACTCATTGGTATTATTGGTTCTGGGGTGTGGCAACTATTGCTGTAGTTTCTGGACAATTGTTTATTGGTTCTGG